TTGGGTGCCTTACTATATATAGCAAAAAAATCCTGATTTTGGCCTAAAAATGATCATTGTCGAAACGCCTAGCAAGGGGGGACGGGCTCGGGATTGGGATTCCGGTGCCCGACAACTCTCCCGACCATATGACCAGCCCAAGTCAAAGAACGTTTTCCAAGGTAGAGTTTGAGTACAATTCCGAGGGGAGATTAATTGATGGTTCTGCGGAGTGGAAGTGAATGATTAGAGAATTAGAGAAAGTGATTTAAAGTTGAGGAGATATTGTGTATTAGAGGTTAGAGGAATAGGTTGCTGGTTGTTGGTTGATATCGTAGAGACGCTTGTAGTTTGTAGCTAGGTAACGGAAGGCATCGGCGATGTGAGTAGCCCAGTTGTCTAGGGGTTTTTTGGAGTAGGAAGCGGTTGTTTCGTTGTAGAGACGCTGGTACTCTCTTATTTTATTTGGAGAATAGGATAAATGCAAGATAGAAGAATGACAGAGAAAGAGTTACTACATAGAATTGATATGGTTAAGGTATGTGGTGCTAATCGAGGGCCGCATGATTACATACCAGTGCATTGGCTTATTACGCCTACATCTAAGGTATTAAATACATTAATGTGCCGAGTATGTTTCCAGCGAATACGGTATCAAACTCTGTTTGAATACTTTGATGAAGTTAAGATATAAATTCCATGTAAGCATCTAGCGCTCTATGGTAGTCGGCCTTACCTAATTCTGTATTGTAGTAAGTCTTATAGTAATTCCAGAGATTATCTAAGGATGCTAATTTAGGTAGAGGGTCTTTTATTCTTGCATAGTAGATTCTTGTCATCGCGGTAGCGAAACGTAGGTCATAGATCAATCTATCTTCTGATGGCATTCTTGATGCTTCGAAGTTATAGAGTAGTATTTGTTGGAGATCATTCTTACCTTTGATGTAGTTCTGCCATATATCGTTATAGGTCGTCGGTTCCATTTGATAAATACCTAGAGCTGGTCCTTTTAGCTGTTTTATGTAAGTACCGCCTGCGCTTTCAGTAGCACAAGTAAAGACCAATAGATCACTAGCGAACTCAGAATACATAACTAAGTCTTTTAAAGCTGGGTCAATAATCAATTCAATCAACTGCTTTGCATTTAGCATGTCTTCTTATTCCTGATAGGATAGATTATAATTCCATCAATTATATATCGGACATCATAGATGAATACAGAACAAGCTACCGAGATATACAAAAGAATAAAGGCTGGAAGACGAAGTTTATATACTGAAGACCTACATTGTATTAGGTTATTAGATATTATGTCTAATCATAAAAAAGGTACATACAGCGCCTTTTGTGCAGAGAGTGAGATAGGGCAAACGACATTTTATGATTGGCTAAGGAATTTCCCTGTATTCCAGCAATGCTATGCTCTTGGTAAAATGATTGCTCAAGAGAACTGGGAAGCTGAAGGGCGTGAAATTCAGCATGAAACTACAATGCCAGGGACAAGTAATCATCGTTATGATTATTGGCGTTATATTGGGTGGTCACGTTTTGGTATTGGTCAGAAGTCACGCGTTCGTTTAGATCTTGATCCTGAAGGCACACCAAACCAACATTATCATCAGCTCATTCGTCAAGCGTCACAAGGTGACTTTACTGCAGGCGAGATTAAACAATTGATGGAAGCAATCAATGTAGGTTTAAATGCGCATCAAGTGTTTAAACTACAAATTGAACTTGATCAATTAAGAGCAGACTTAGTAATAATGAACGAGAACGCAAATCATGGCAACAATCAGTTCGCAGATAAAGGACCTCCGCAAAAAGATTAGAATACCTTGGCGTATTGTTTATGTTAATCGCAAGGTTGATCCTAGTGAATTTGCAGAAAAGACAATCTACGTACATATATGGATTTAATATAAGGGAGTAATGACATGGGTTTCTTTGGGAGTATTGGGAGATCGATAGAACACGGTATAAGTAATGTATGGCATGCAGCAACTGGGTTGCCTACTGCATCAGAGAAGCGTGATCAAGCAAAATTAGTCAAAGATCAAATTGAAGCTTATAAGCAGCAAACTTCTATGGCTGAAGAACAATTGAATGAAGCACGTGCTTCACGCGAGGTAGAGAAGCGCAAAGTTAATGAGAAACAAATTAGAAACCTGAGGCACAACTATCGTCCTGCGGGTGGCTTCTTAAATAATCGAGGATTAACAGCTGCTGGTGGTTCTGAAACAGGCGATATCTCAAATAAATTAGGTAGCTAAAATACATGGATACATCCGAAGGTTTAGGAACGTTAGGGACACCGAACACATTATTAGAAGCATTACGTAAGCGTTATAATGCAGCTAAATACGTTGCTGATCTTTGGATTCCCATCATGCAGGCATGTTTCTTTTACGCCGTACCATTTCGTAATAGGTATTATTTACCTGGAAAAGAGTTTCAAGGTACAGCGCAGAATACGCGCGTATACGACACGACAGCAGTAGAAGGCGTTAAGACATTCGTATCTAAACTTCACGACACCATGACGCCACCACAAACACAGTGGGGCTTTCTTGAAGTCGATGACAGTATGGTTGATGATGACGAACAAGATCAAGAAATGCTGCAAGAAGCCCAACTTGTCTTGAATAAATATATGCGTCAGTTATTCACATATATACACGCTTCAAACTTCGATGTAGTCGTTAATGAATGTTACTACGATTTATGTATTGGTACATCAGCACTCGTTATCAATCAGTACAGAGATACTGATCCATTCCTCTGTACTTCTATTCCAATGGATAAACTCGCTATTGAAGAAGCAGTCAATGGCAAGATCGAATCATGGTTTAGAACATGGCAAAACTTAAAGATTTCAGAATTAAATACTCGTTGGCCGAAAATTGTTTTAACGAATGATCTTATCAGCGATATTGCTAGCGATCCTGATGCAAAAATTAGAATGACATATGAAGGTGTTGCATACTTTCCTAATGAAGTTAAACCCTATTTATATGCTGTATGGGGTGACTCAGGCATACTTTATTATGAATTCTTAAAATCTAATCCAGGTATTATTTGGCGGTTCCAAAAAACAAATAATGAGACCTGGGGTCGGGGGCCCGTCATGGAGGCGCTCCCTTCTATTATCAGTTTGAATGAAATTGCACGTATTGAATTAGCGTCAGCAAATTTAAATACATTCAGACCTTACATGGGGTTTTCAGATGCAGTCTTTAATCCCCACACATTCCGACTAGAACCATTTACAATCATCCCTATTGCTCCAATCGGTACAGGTGGTCAAGTACCATTGATCCCTTTACCTGATAGTACTAATCCAAACTTGACACAATTTACTATCATGGATTTGAGACTTCAAATTAAGGCATTACTCTTTGCTGAAGCACCGCAAGACGGTCCAGGTATACAACCACAAACTGCATACGAGATATCACTCAAGCAGCAAGAGTTAGCACAAAAGATAGGTCCTTTGTTCTCTCGACTACAGCAAGAATTCTTAGAGCCAGTGATTGCAAGATTCGCGCATATTCTTCACTCAATGGGTAAATTGCCTTACCCCAAAGTTGGGAACATACCAATTATATTTAAGTACAAATCACCACTAGCTTTAGTCAAAGGGCAGCAAGATGTAGCTAAATTTATTCAGTTCGTACAAACAATGCAAGGAGTGATGGGACCCGATGCAGCACAGGTTTATATTAACCCTAAGACAACCCCATATCTTCTTGCTGAAGCATTACAAGTTGATTCTCGCTTCCTTAATCATCCTGATAAAGTTGCAGAGGTCATGCAGAACATGCAGAACCAACATAACCAATCGATATTGGCCGGACAAAATGGTGATGAAGAACAAGCTCAAACTTCTCCAATAGCGCCACCCGCATAGAAAGGAAACAAGATGGAATTAAAAGACAATCCGTTGTTAAAATCCGAAGATTATTTATCAGGATATCGTGAAAGTATTGAAAATCTAAAGAACAGGCCAGAACTCGTTTCCTTCGATAAGTTATGTTATGAACTCTTTGAAGCTAATGAATTAGGTAGAAAATTCATGCACCATATTGAAGACCATTTTCTTATACCTAGCTTAGTTAATCGTGAGAGCGGTAACTATCAATTGCTGGTGATATGGGCTGATGGTTTCAAAGATGCGTTTAGATTACTAAAACAAAACGTAATGTCTCATGACCAACGTATAAAAGCAGGTAAAAGTGAATGACAGATGACACCACTACGCCCACAGTTACAACTATTGATGCTCCTCCTTCTTGGTATATTGACGATGGCTTACCTGGCGTGGGGGACAGACCCGTTTGGCTAAGTGATAAGTTTAAGACCGTCGGTGACCTCGCTAAAAGTTATCACGAATTAGAAAAAAAGTTTGGCACAGCACCTGAAG